TTCTTTTCTAAATGTTATTGAATCACCTACAGATGAAGGTATGTTTGTATTACCTGTAGACCATAAGTAATCGTGATATATTTTCCATCCGTTTGCAATTTTTACTATTTCAGTAACTCTAGTATTATTTAACCCTGTAAGATTTATTGTTGCACCTGAGACGTGGTCAGTAAATGTACCTGTTATTAACATACCTTCAGTGATACCAAATTTATTAGTTGCAACGCCGTTGTCAGATATTATAAACCAATTTTCTCCAGCAGTGTTGTTGTCTACAGATATAGCTTGGGTTGAATAGTATATATCTACAAAAACAAACTTAGCTACATTGTTTATAGTGTCGTATTCTATAATATAATCTTTTCCTATTGAAGGTCTAAAACCTGCTACTCCTCCACCATGAACAAAATAATATATTAAATCTTTTTCCGGTAAAGGTAAAACACCTACACAAGTGCAATAATGATCTGGAACAACATCTACAGTAACCTCTGTATTACCCAATAAACTTTGCACAGATCCAACGTTAGATCCATCTGAAGTAGATATTTGAATATTATTAGCATCACGATATTGACCTGAAGCGACAACTCGTTCGTCCATGTCCTTATTCATTTTAGCTTGTGAAAAGTTACGTTTTAACTCAGCCATATTTTACTCTATTTTTATTTTATTACTTTACCAGCACCTCTCATAACTTGACGTATTTCTTCAAGCTTGATCTTAGATAATCTTAGTTTAGCTTTTCTAGTTTCAGCAAATCTTTCTTTTTTAAATCTTGCTATCATATTTTCAGCAACACCAGCTTTAGCTTCTAAACAACCTACTGTTATCCATTTTATAATAGCTTCTTGAGCAAACTTAGGACAAAACAAATCTCCTTCGTTACCAACACCATCTGAAATATATTTTAAAGTTACACATCTACCGTGATTAGAATTACTAAAATGTAACAAACCTTTTCTTTGATCTATGTAATAACTACCATTTGCTTGAGCATACTGTGGATCAAGACCAAACCTAGCACCTAAAGACATATCAAAAAAAGTATCGTCAATATCAATGTTTGGGTATGCAGGATTTGTGTTTGCTGGTGCTTTGTAATAAGCCCAAGTCTTAGATTCTGAAGGTTCTGTTACAGCACCATTAACATCAAATATATATTCATAGTTACTATCTTGATTTAAAGATCTTGGGTTTGATGTCTTTCTAGCAGGGTATAATATTTTTTCTATACCATTAGTATCTGTCCAGCTAAGTTTTACATAGTTAACATAGTCTTGAGGTAAAGGTACAACTAAAGAAGGTGGAACTTCTACCTCTATAGACTTAGTAGAATTAAAAGTGTCATAGCTCAACTCTTGCATAGCTCTCATTGCATGATAGTTTACATCTCCTTTTTTAGTACCTTCTAATATTTTACCTTCAGTACAGTATGTAGCTATAAAATCATTTACTACATTTGATATTGCTATAAACTGATAATTACCATAATTTTCATCGCCAGTTAATTGATTACCATCGGCACCTTCGTAATATAGTTTTTCAGTATTAGTTATTAAATATTGTGGCATGTTTTATTATTTTTTTTCATTTGTATTTTGCGCCTCTTCGTTTGCAGCTATTTGTACTAGACCAGGTTTGTTAATAGTTATACCAGCTAATTCTAATATTTTTATAACCAAATTAGTTTCTTCTGATCTATGCAGATTAAAGTCTACAGAATTACCAGCGTCATATAAAGCTTTTTCATTAACAACTACATAAGCCCACTTAACATCTCTAGGTGGCGAGTCTATTGTTTCTACAGAAACACCTGATGTTAAAGCTGTTGTTGCAGCGTCTTCTTTGTACGCGCTAATACTACCGTCTGTATTTTCATGATAAAAATATCTTGCGGGGTGAATATGCAGGTTGTGCCAGTTAGACCCGGTAACAGCGTCCCAAGCTTCTTTTATGTAAGGTCTTGTCTCCCAAGTTGTTTTAATCAACGGTATACGCTCTGCACCTCCACCAGTATAAATATATCTACCAGTTCTATATATATCTGTTGATAAAGATGGTAGACTTAAATTACCGGTTGTATTTACTAAAGCAGTTAAACCTCCTTCGTATATAGTTAATTTTTCTCTAATTAAGTTAACCATATTACCAAAGTCTGGTTCTATAGTTGTGTTTTCTGATGTTGTGTTTGTGGGAGTACCTGTCTTTGTAAGATTTACATATGTTGCTAGATCATAAAAGTATTGCTCAAATATATCATGTTGAGCTTGATTAGCATGCAGGTTAAATTCTTGTGGCGTTATATATCCTCTTTGTTCTTTATTAGCCAAAGCTAATACTCTTTGATACACTGTATCTATACTTATAGTTGTTACACCTGATACTACTATTGCCATATATATTATTTTTTGTAGTTTGCAATCGCTCCGAAGAGCGACTGCTCTACAGTTTGATTATTTTAATCGTTTTTCTATATTTGAATATACTTCCATACCTTCGTCTGTTTTAAACCAAGCGGCTAAAGCATTGTACGGATGTTCATCAAAAGGAACGTTCATTAGTTTTCTACCATTAGTAGTCCAAGTGAAAGTTCTTTGGTCAGCTGATAAAGATATTAAACCTTGTTCAACAGCTTTTACACCTTTATTTCTAAGCTGAACACTATCGTCATTAGCTAGCGATATAAAAGTTGTTGGGTTGTTCTTTGCAAATATTAGCAAGTCTCTTTTAAGTTCCTTAGAAGTCATGCTAGATACCTTAGAACCAATTTCTACTCTCATAATTGCTTCAGCTAAATCAATATCCATATCTCTAGCTGCAAGTAAAGCATCGATCTCCATGTCCATAACATCCAAGTCGTTTGCAGCTACAACTTTAGGTTTCATTTCTTCGTAAATATTGTTTAAATAAGGGTGATACAAAGATAACAACTTCTGTAACATTACTTTTTCTTTTGGTACAAATAAATAACCGTTTTGAAAAATAATGTGCATTGGTCTATAATCTCCAACCATCTCATCAACAAAAACTGTTCTTTGATTTTCAGTTGCTAAAACTTCTCTAGCATAACCTTTTTCCTCATCAAACCATGTTAAGCCGTGGTTTCTTATAGTGTAAGTTAAAGGAGAACTGCTTTTAATCTTATATGTTCTAGATTTTATTTCCCAGTTATCAACTTTTTTACCTCCTAAATCAGCTTTTCTAATTTTTACTGGTTGTGGTTTTTCCATAACCGGTGTTTCAACTTTTGGTTGTTCTACAACCTGCGGAGTTGACTCCACTTGTGTTTTTTGTTTTTTTGCCATAATATAATATAATAATAGTTAATAAAAAAAAGGGGAGGAGTTTTCCTCCCCTTTCTAAAGTTTAAAGGATATTATCCTTTTAGTAATACAAAGTTGTTAGCAGCTTGAGTAACTAAACATCTTTCAGTTAAAAAGTGCATCTCCATTGCATCTAAATCAGAAGTAGTAGCACCAACCGAACCAGTAGTCCAAGTTTTCATTTGTCTACTTTCCATTTCAGAAGCTCTGTAACGTACGTGTAAGAAAGGTCTTTTAAGATTTCTTCCTAAATTTTGATCGTATACAGAAGTTACACCAGCAGGAATAAATACCCCTCTGATAGCCCCTGATGGACCAGCAGAGTTGATAGCACCTCTTGTAGCAGCATCGTTTAAGTATCTAAAGTCAGACTTGTAGAAATCGTAAGATCCACGTCTGAAACCAGAGAAACCTAAGTTTAATGCCATATCTTCAGAGTTGTTGAATACTCCAAAAGAAGTACCACCAGCACCGTAAGAATTCATTGAAGCTAACATATCGTCTATCTTAAGAGAAGTACCTCTGTTTAAGAACATCATGTTTTCTTCAATAGCACCTTGACTATCTAGTTGAGCTAAAGTAAGATCAAAATCATTTAAGTTCTGAGGAGGAGTTCCTAAGAACGCATTAGATACGTTACCTCTAGTTTCTAAAGCATCAAATAAACCTTGAGTACCAGCATCTCCAGCAGCTAAACTAGTTGTTGAAAGACCACCGACAGTGATAGCTTGTTTGTTTTTCTTAGCTTCTAACATTGTCATTTCAACATAGTCAGAGAATCTAGCTCTAGTATCACCTGCAGCTTTTAAATACCATAAGTAACCATTTTGTCCTTCTTCACCAGAAACTTCAATCCAACCAATTTGTGAAGTATCAGAACCAGCAACCTGGTAGTAATCTTTCATTATAACTGGTTTGTTGTTGAACTGAGCGAAAGCCGGCTCGTTAGCAGAAGATCTACCATTTTGTCCTTTGTTAAATTCAGAACCTATAACTAGCACAGTTACATCTGCTGCGTTTGCAGTAGTTGCACCAAGAGCAGCTTCTAAATTAGCACCAAGATCATAAGGTAAAGCAGTTATTATATCAGAAGGGGCTGTAGCTAAAGCAGTTACTTGAGCTGTAACACCAGCTGAACCAGGAGCAGATACTAATATTATATCACCAACTCTAATACCGTGTTCTGTACTTGTAGTACTACCAAGAATATTTCCATCGATGTCAGTACCGATTTTTATCTGGTTTACGTTACCTGCATTTCCCGCATCAACCGTACAACCTTTGTACGATAAGTGTAATCTACCCTGCTCAGACCAAATAACTTGGTCAGCAGCCATAGACTCTTCAGCTCCTACTTGTGATAAGAAACCAGAGATAGTTCTGTTTCCAAAAACCTCTGCTTCTTTTTCCATAAGATCTGGTAAATATTGTTGAGCCCATCCATTCGTACCACCTACTCCACCAGAAGTGAAATCAATATACGCAGATGGAGTCGTTTGTTTCTGTGGAGCCGGAGTAATATCTCCAGCACCAGGTACACTTGTTAATCCCATTTTTGTTTTATTTTAAATTTATTATTTATTTTTAGTTTTGAACTTTAAACCACTTGAATCTTGACCAAGCACTTTAAACTTAATTCCACCAACTTCTCCACCTTCGAACGATTTTCTAGCAGTACTTATATTTTTACTTTTAGCAACCGTGTCTTTAATGGCGTCAGCTTTACCTTGTTCATAAAAATGATTGGCAATTGCATCAGCGTTCATAGCCGTAAATAATGATTTATGATAACCCTTTGCATCGGACATTGTATTATTTTTGTCAAGAAACTTTCCTACAAAATTATTTAAGTCACTCTGAGTGTCTCTTACCTCATCAGCATTGTTAACATTAAACCTGAACTTTTTCTCCCCGATGTTATATTCAAAACCTTTGAATTTATCGTTAAAAACCTGCTTGGTTTTAGTTTGAAAAGCTTCGGTTTGTTTTTTAACAACCTTTTCGTTTTCTTGTGATTCGCTTTCGTATCTATTAAAAAAGTTAATTGCTTTTTGCTGCTCACTAGTGAGTTTGCTTCCAGCTTTAACTTCTTCATAGTATTTAGACTTTAGCCCGTCTAAGTGGCTTTTAGCGTTGGCAACTTGCTCTTTTAACGCTATTTTTTTTCTTTTAATATCTTTAGCATCATCTTCTTCTTCGTCGTAAGAAAACTCTTCTTCTAATAAAAAGTTTATTTCTTCACCTGTTAAATGAGGCTTTGTTTTTTTATAGTACTCTTCTAAAACTACAGTGTCATCTTCTTCGCTATAGTCTTTGTTTAGTTGTACATAATCATTTAGATTACCACCAGTCTCCTCCATAAAGTCCATTAACTTTTGTATGTTTTCTGGTAATGGATCTCCTGTAGCTTCTGCTTCAGCAACAGCTTCTTCAACTTGTTCTTCTAGCTCCTCTGCTTCTTCAGTAACTTCTTCTAATACTGAAGTCTCTTGTGTTTCAGCTTCCGGTTGTACTTCTTCTTGTTTTTCTTCGGTAGTGGTGTCTGCATCGACTCCAACCACTCCCTCGTTGTCAGTGTTATCTTCTGCAACTTCTTCTGTTTCTGTGGTTTCATTTTCTTCTGGTTTTGGTAGGTTTGATAAATCTATCTTCATAACACTATCATCTCCAGCGCTTTGAAATTTTGACTCATCTACTTGAGGTGTTTCCTCAACTTGTTTAGCCTCCTCGGCTACGTTGTTTTCATTTTCTTCCATAATATAATATAATTAGTTTGTTTTTAATCCTCCTGTGCTTATAGCAGATCCGCTCCCCATAGTATCATTACCTGCAGACTCAAACTTTTTAGGTGTTTGATCTGATTTTTTTAAATTATCTTGTAACTTTACTCTTTCATCTTTACGATCTTCTTTATAAGTTTCGCTTTTTGTTGGACCTTGTTCTAGTTCTTTTAGTTTTCTATTTATTTCAAACTCGTGATCCATTAATTGTTTTTTCATTTGAGCTTCTTCTTTCATAAAAGCTAGCTTCATATCATTTTTAGCTTTTTCAAGTTCTATATCCGACTGTGTTTTAGCTTGATTTTTTTGTATCTCACTTTGAGCAGCAGATTGTTGAGCTTGTTGATTAGCTTCAGACTGTTTTTGTATGTTGTCTTGTTGCATCTTCTGATCTCTCTCTAACTTCTTTTTTCTTTTTATCTTCAACATTTGATTAGCCATTTTTAAATTTCTAATCTCACGTAAGTCAATAGCATCATCTAAATCAATTATTTTTTGATTTAAAGCCATCTGTATATTGTTCTCCAGTATTTGTTTCTCTTCTTCATCTGGCTGTAGCTCTATAAATATACCAAAATCATAAAGATGTAATTCTTTCATTTCATTTAATGTTGCCACATTGTGAGCGCCAATAGCTTGAATAAATGCATCTCTTGTAGGTGAATACTCTATAATATCAGATATTCTTAATGATAAAGCCTCAGCGGTTTCTGCTGTTAAAAATAAACCAGCATTTAAAATATGTCTAGTAGCCACGTTTGAATTAGCAGCGGCTAGTTTTTGAACACCAACTAAAGAATTTTTATCTGGAGTACTAGCATCTCTAGCTTCATTTAAGCCGGTTACATCACGTATCATTTGCAAATAATAGTTATACGTTTGTATTAAGCTTTGCATTTTTTGACCACCAGAACCATTAGCTATTTGCTGTATAGGCATTTTACCAGGGTTTTGATCTCCTTCAGAGGTAAACGATCTACCAATAACAGACCCTGTTTGGAAGAACATGTTTAAAGCTTCTTGTGGGTTGTAGTTTGTTCCGTTACCTAAATCTATTTCAGCTAAACCATCAGCATCTAAATAAACACCATCTGGTACCATACGTGATAAAACTTGTTGCAACTTCAAATGTGTAAGCTGTATCATGTCAGCAAAACCAGTAATTCTACTAACCAAAGATTGTATCTTACCGTTGTAAAGTTGTGGAGCAACTAACGAGTAGTTCATTTTAACTTTGTTAAAATCACTTTTACTTCTCATCATGTTTTCTGCTTTTTTCCACTTTAGCAACTTATCTGTACCTAAAACAATAGCACCTTCAAATAAACACTCTTCTGAGTTTTGCATTTTAGAATAATCCATCATCTTATCTTCTGGTGGATTAAATTGATCTGTTTTTTCTATAGCTCTTTCGCCTCCAGTAGATGTTGTTTTAACTTTGTAAACATTGTTCATGTATGTCTTATAGTTAAAATACAGTATTTGAACTTTATTATTATCAGCATCATCATGCGTTGCATCACCAGCTCTTAGTCTATTTCTTTTATGTTTAAACTGATCTAGCTCGTAGTTAGTTAAATGAGGAAACTCTCTTACTAATTCGTTTATAGGTATGTTTTTAACTTCACCTATATAATATATATCATCAAAATAAGGTGATTCACTATGAGAGTAAACTATATTAGCTGGATCAACGTATTCAACCTTAGCTCCTTCAGACCAGTTGAAAACAGTTTTTACACAACCAATACCACAAACTGTTAAGTCTTCTAAATATCTTTTTCTTATTAAATCGTATTTACTACCATCAAGCAAAACATTTATAGCTTGTTCATTAGCAAGCTCAACTTGTTGTTTGTACGTTAGCTGCATATGTAAAGATAATTCTTCTTCAGTTTCAGGCAGCATTTCTGGATCGTTTTTATAAAGATCTATATTTAAAGAAGCTTTAGCTGTATCATTAAACTGTCTAGACTTCATATCATCTAAAACACTTTCCATGTATTCTGTTCTCTTAGCGACACCATACTCATCTTGTGAGTAAGCTTTTATATCGTAAGTTCTTTGTGCCATACCATTTACAACTATATCTACAAACTTAGGTATAATAGGTACTGGTGTCCAGTCTAAATTAAGATATGACAAATCACCATTAATAGATAAT